CCCCTGACGCACCAGCATCTGCATCATGTTCTGGAAATCAGCCGTTGTACCGGGTAGCTGATTACCCAGGCCAATAGCCAGTTTATTGATGTCCTGAAAGCTCTTTCCAACCTCGCCGTTCGCATCCATCATGGCGACTTTCAGCCCGGTGGCGGCGTTTTCCTGATCGGCATAAGATTTCAGGGAAAGCGTCAGACCCGCTGCCAGTCCGCCACCAAGCGCCAGCCCACCCTGTGACGCTTCTTCCGCCTGGCGTTTAAATCCCCGGATTTTCTTTTGCATTTTCGACAGCGCGGGAGAAAGCCTGTCGACACCGGTGATCAACGCCTTAAGCTCAAATTCCGCCATGTGTGCGTTTCTCCTGCTCTATCCTGTTTGCCTGACTGACCAGCAAGGGAATTTCACTGATCGGCATATTCAGCAATTCGAAGGGATTAATGCGCCAGTAGCTGGCGCAGTCAAAGAAGCGATCAGTGAGGTATTCAGCCGTCAGGCCTGGAGGAAAAAACCAGCCACAAGCCACGCCGCTGCATTCAGGTCTGCCGGAGACATCTGGTCGACAGAGCTTTGCGGCACTTTCGCCAGCCGCACAATGTATTTCGATACCACATGCGCCAGAAGTCTGACGGACTCATCCTGATTCATCTGGTAGGGATACCGCTGCATTCACTGAACGGTATCCCAGCATGGTTGCCACCTCCTGATTGGTTGGCGGAAAGCCACGCTCTTTCTGGTAAGAAATCAGCATATCCAGCACCTGCTGCTGGCATTGAGTTAACGTCGTCATGCCGCCATCTCCCTGACCAGTTTTTCCGCCTGCTGGCGAACCTGCACCAGAAAGGCTTCACCACATGCCTCAAGTTCATCGCGCCCGATGTAGCTGATTGCCGGTCCCTTCCAGGTCTTGTCGAAAACAGCAATAGCACCAGCGAAGAAAGCGCCTGTCGGCACCTGCTTCTCATCCTTCGGGATAAACCAGGCAGGCAGTTCAAAACCAATACGCCCGCGAATAAAAGCAATATGGTCCGCATCTTCCGGCCACCACACTTCGCTGGTGGCAGCTTTGATCAGGAAAACATAGCGCCCGCCCTTATCACGCATGGCACTGGCATGTTTCATGATGTAACGCATGCCGGTGATGTATTGCCCCTCATGCTGACTGGCGCGGCTGTATGGGGGATTACCAAAGGCAGCACCTTTAAGCTCCGCAAGACGTTCTGACCAGTCATGCGCCAGCGCGTTATCTTCCGCCGTGTAATACGCGGCACATTTGGCGTTATCACCGTCAGTAAACAGATCCAGAACAAACGGGCCAAACAGGGTGTTAATTCCCCAGAAAATGTTGTCCGGCGTGCGCCACTGATCGCCCACTTCCTTCAGTTCATGGGCTGGTTTGTTCCGCAGTTCCACCAGCGCCTGGCAATATTTATTACTCATTAAGCCCCCACGTAATTCCCTGACAGATACCACTCTTCACCCGATGCAGCGCGCTTGCTGCTTTTCCGTAAGCACCGCTCACGACGCGCCAGAAAATTGTTTCGTTCTGGCTGGGAGTGGCTTTCACGGAATGCCGCCATCCACACGGTTGCAGCACGACGGTATAAGCCCCTGGACTCCAGTTCTTCAGCCTGGCGGGTCAGGCACAAAATCACCCGTGGATCGTTAGTGCCGACATAGAAATTGCGCACAGGTCTGGTTTCTCGAACTGGTTGTGGTTCCGGTTCCTGCGCTCTCTCAGTCAGGCGCGGGAAATGTCTGCGTGTATCTCCTTCACAACGGTGAGCCACACGCCCACTCTGACGTAACTTGCTTGCTGACTGCAGAACGCGCTGCCGTGAGTAACCTGCAAAAGCATCCGCAATGTCTCCGGAAGTACATCCCGGATGGGCTTCAATGAATTTCTGAACTTCATTCAAAAGACTCATGATCACCCCCTGAATCCTGCCGGGATCTGGCTGTAGTCCACGTTGTCGTAACTGGATTTGAAGTACGGGTCTTCGCGTTTTTCGGTGTACGTGCTGACGGACGGTGATAAGCGCAGGGAAAGCTCATCCCATTTTTCCCGCAACTTCGACGGGCTGAGCACGTTACGGCACCAGAACGGATCGCGGCTGACGCGGCTGTACATCTCGCAGATTTGTTTGTGAGTACGACCATCCTGCACACACATCAGGCGAATTTCGTTTGCCCAGGCTGTCCAGTTCGGTTCTTTGGGACGAACCACCTCGCCGTCACATTCGGCGGCTTGCTCGTACAGGGCGATGATTTTTTTCCAGAGCCACTGTGCGCAGGTCAAATCATCCTGCGTTCCCCACTGGCGCTTTTTAGGGCTGAATACAACCGCATCAGGATGGCGAGTTAAAAAATCCTGTTCATCCGTCTGCGTGTCCGGTTGCGAAGCGTCCGGACGAGAAGGTTTTTTATCTGACGGATCATGTTTTGATTTTACTGACGGATCCCCGCCAGATTCTGACGGATGAAAACCCGCTTTTTTGCCAGATTTCGACGCATCAAATTTTGACGGGTCAGATTTTGATGCGTCAGATTTTGACGGGTCAGAATCTGACAGTTGAGAAAATGCCGCTGCCTGAAGCTTCGCAACGTTAAGCTGATAAACATTCGACGCATTGCGGTTACCCTGGCGACGCGCCTTACGCGTTAACCAGCCTTCTGCTTCCAGCCGTGCGATAGCCGTCCTGACGGTACTCATCCCCGCGCCAATCTGACGGGCAATGGTTTCAATTGATGGCCAGCACACACCTTCGTCATTACTGAAATCAGCCAGGCGGGCCATAATTGCCACGCTGGATAATTTCATGCCTGATGCAGCGCAACCATCCCATACATAGCCGGTTAATTTAGTGCTCATGACCGACCTCTATTTCCCTGAATTTACGACGAAACTGTTCGAGCGGGCTGAAGCACTCATGCTCATAGCCTTCGCGGAGGTAGATAACCCGTTGTGTTTCCGGCTCCCAACGAATGACTCTGACGGGCACTCCGTAGTGATCTTTGAACCAGCGGTTAACTTGTCGCAAAGGACTGTCTCCTTCTGCCGGTTGAAATCACCCACAGCCCACTCAGCAAAGCTGTGGGTTACAATTTCCCTGTCACCTGGTACATTAACTGCATAGCAATACTCCACCTTCGCTTTTCCACCCGGTACAGGAAGCGCAATCAGTTGCGAGCGACGGTAGTGTGTTGTTAAACTGTTCATGCGTTAGTTTCTCCACAGTCACGACACGCCACGGCGCCCGGAGCTGCACACTCGCGGGCGTCATTACTTTCTGAAATGCAAAAGATTTTGTAGACCAGTGCTGCATGCTCCTGCAGCTTCGAAATTGAGAGATACAGCTCGTCGTTAATTGCTGTCTTCTCATGCGGTTCCACCACACCGTCTTCGATTGCCGAACGAATCTGTCTGGAATAACTGCCAATCTGTTCAATGACTTCCAGCAGGCGCTGGTTAATATCGGCGTTGTCCACATCCTCGACGTCAGGAAGAGACACAAAGACGCCATTTGCAGACTGCGCCACAGCGTCAGCAATGAAGTGAGTTCCACCAGCACGTTGCAAAATCATTGCCCATCCCAGCGGGAAAATCTGATCGCCATCGGCACGAAGGCGGTTAAATAATGCGTTTTCTGTTACATCCAGCCAGTCAGCTGCTTCAGCGTAACCACCCGGCAACGCTGCGATAGTTTTTCTGACAGCTTTCACGTACCACTCAGGCTGTTTTTCTACTTTCCAGTGATGCTTACCCACGGTTAGCCTCATCGTTCTGTGGTTTCTGTTAATCGATTTATCCATTAGATTTTTCATAAAGCTCAGGTTTAAATGGCAACCGTCCGCAAGTTCTATATGCAGCTTCTGCTGCACGTCCTTTTGGAATTAACTGGCCCGGACGGTTTCGCCACTGATAAACGGCTTCAGTTGTTATGCCGAAAAAAGCAGCAACTTTCTCAATACTGCCGAAGTAGCTTTCGATATCGTCAGTTGTCATACGCCCTCCAAACTAAGTTTTATTAGATGCTAATTACAAATCTATCTTTGGTCAATAAAAACTAAGATTACTTAGCAATTCAAGAAATGGTGCTCCTATGGAAACGGTTGGTCAGCGTATAAAAGCTCTGAGAAGAGTTACCGGAACGTCCCAGAAAGAATTGGGTAAATTTTGTGGAGTAAGCGACGTTGCTGTGGGGTACTGGGAGAAAGACATCAATACCCCTGGTGGGGAGGCACTTTCGAAATTAGCGAAGTTCTTCAATACGTCAATAGATTACATTCTTTATGGTGCTGAGTTTGAAGGCAAACTCGTCACAAACATGCGCAGAGTTCCTGTAATATCGTGGGTTCAGGCTGGGCAGTTTACTGAGTGCAGGGCAGCAGAAGTGTTTAGTGAAGTGGACAAGTGGGTAGATACATCATTAAAGATTGGTGATAACTCATTTGCATTAGAGGTTAAAGGTGACTCCATGACTAACCCTAATGGCCTCCCAACAATACCAGAAGGCGCAACAGTGATTGTAGATCCAGATGCAGAACCTCGTCATGGAAAAATAGTCATCGCTCGACTTGATGGAACAAACGAAGCTACAGTAAAAAAATTAGTCATCGATGGCCCTCAAAAGTTTTTAGTGCCATTAAATCCTCGGTATCCCAACATCCCTATCAATGGTAATTGCCTTATCATTGGTGTAGTCAAAGGAGTTCAATACGAACTCTAAGACCTCTCTTCTCTAACTAAGGCACCAAACTAAGAAAAGTTTGGTGTTTTCTCTTGCCATAATAACTAAGTTAAGTTAGATTTTATATCAAAGATAACGAACAGGCAGGACGCCCACGAAGTAGCCGCCTGGGGCATATGAAGTCCAGGATGATTCGTTAGCAACAAAAAAGCGCCCTACAGGACGCTTAGCTCTTTAACAATCTGGTCCCCATCAACAAGTAACTGATAACTTGAGGAGGTGTGAAATGCACAAAACAGAACCAAAAATCGTCGCACCCGGATACACAAATGAGGAAATTTACGAGTGGATGGCAAAGAAGCTGGCAGCTATAAACCAGCTTCGTGAAGTGCTGTCTTATCGACAGGAAACAATAGACTCCTTAAAAAAACTGGATCAGGAAATCACGGTTTTATCACAGGATGTTACTTTAGATATTGTGCAGACAAATTAGGATCCCATTCATTTTCGTCAAAATCATCAAAGTGATGAATTTGTGATCTCCAGTCTCGATAATCTAAAAATTTCTGGGCGGTTACGCTTATTTTATCAAGCGTGAGTTCATCCTGAATTGAAAGAAGAAGTTCATCAAATTTCATCTCATTAATCTGTTTTGGCATCCAGTGATGCTTCATCAGAATAAGGTGAACCAGAGCTTTTTTCCCATTCAACTGATTATAGGGAGTGCCGAATTTCTTCCGGTGCTCATGTAAGACAAGGTCCAGAAGAGTAAGTAATGTTGCCCTTGATTCAACTTTGCTTATTTCGACTGATGACACTACCCCACTGATTTCAATGCCCCGATACTTTCCAACATTTTCACAGTGGGATTTGTACAGCGTATAGATATTACCGGACATTTCTTTTCCTTTTGCGTTGTTGGGGATAACCAGATTAACCGAATCCTTGTTGTTGGGGAATAACCAGGTCCACCTCGCCTGATGTGGCTAAAAGCAGGCACATAACAGCTAAGTATTTTCAACCAGAGAGAATCCTTAGCGTTGTGGTGAATGCGGCTCAGCGCACGCGGGTTAAGGTTGAGGCTGACAGTCGACCTTCTGTGGATACCCACCCGTCTGGTGTGCAACCTTCGCCAGGCACCGGGAGGCACCCGGAACCACAACTTTATGCTGTGTGTAGTCTTGACGGTACCAGTTTGTACCCTTGCTTCCGGCTGGTACCATCCTTTTTACAAAACAGAGAAGAGCATCACCGGACGACGGGCTCATAACCCAATCCATCCATGCGGCAGTCATCGCAGGTGTTCTTCTCTGTTTTGTGGAGAAACTAACCGACCTTGCAGGGTCGATATGCAGAGACTGAACAGTTATTGAAGTAATAAGGTGATCGCATATGCTTCAAATGTTAACTCTTGAAGAATGGGCTTCTGAAAAATACAGAAGTAATCCTCCAAGCGTTTCCACGTTGCGTCGTTATGCTAAGCAGAATTTGTTTTGTCCACCGGCAATGAAACAAGGTCGGTTATGGCGAGTGCGTGAGGACGCCGAGTTAGTTGGAGAGCTGGTAACACCAGTAATTAAGAAAAATGACTCATTACTTTTGCAACGGATTTTGAGTGATGGCAGCCAGACCGCGTAAGAATAATGTTTCAGTCCCTAACTTATATCCGCTTTATAGCCGAAAGGTAAATAAAGTCTATTGGCGGTATAAGCATCCAATAACAGGGAAATTCCATGCTTTGGGAACAAACGAAGCTGAAGCTATCGCTATTGCCACTGAAGCCAATACGCGCCTGGCTGAACAAAGAACCCGGCAGATTCTGGCCATCAGTGACAGGATCGCAACCAGCAAAGGGAAAGCAATCACAACGTCAACTTGGTTAGATCGCTATCAAGCGATCCAGAATGACAGGCTGAAAAGTGGTGATATAAAGCTCAACACCTACAAGCAGAAAGCCAAACCTGTCTCCTTACTTAGAGAACGGGCAGGATTGAAGCTAATTTCAGCTGTTGATGTCCGGGATATTGCACAATTACTTGATGAGTATATTGCCGCTGGGCAACCGAGAATGGCACAAGTAGTTCGCTCCGTCCTGATTGATGTTTTCAAAGAGGCGCAGCACTACGGAGAAGTACCTCCTGGCTATAACCCTGCATTAGCTACTAAACAGCCAAGAAGAAAAATTACCCGACAACGGCTGAGCCTCGAAGAATGGAAAAAAATATTCGATATCGCAGATGCCAGCCATCGTTACATGGGAAATGCCATGCTGCTAGCCTTGGTTACTGGTCAGCGGTTAGGTGATATTTCACGTATGAAATTTAGCGATATTTGGGATGATCATCTTCATGTCGTACAAGAAAAGACAGGGAGCAAAATCGCAATTCCGCTTTCTCTTCGCCTCAATGCGATTAACTGGAGTTTACGTGATGTAGTAGCTCGCTGCCGTGACTATGCAGTCAGCCCATACTTAGTGCATTTTTTCCGTTCAACTTCGCAGGCAGAACGTGGAGCACAGGTAAAATCCAATACATTGACGATGAATTTTAGTAAAGCAAGAGATTTAGCAGAAATTAACTGGGGGGAAGGTTCACCTGCCACATTCCATGAGCAACGATCTTTATCTGAACGCCTTTACAAGGAACAGGGATTAGATACACAAAAACTACTTGGTCACAAAACACAGCAACAAACCGATCGTTATCATGATGACCGTGGGAAAGGCTGGAGCAAAGTAGCTTTGTGAAAATTCAAGCGATTCAACGCCATCTTGATTTTCTTAACACTCATGAAAAAGCTTCAAACAGTCCGCTTAGAGCGAGAAGCGGACATTAAAATCTGCTTCTCCAAAAAATTTTCAGGGTCTTAGCGATATTTTCAGCTCAAACACTATTCACAATGCGGACTTGGGTTCTCTCATTTTCTATCGTACAGAACAACTAGTTTTATGCTTCACAAGCTAATTCTCTTTTATTAATTTCAGGGAATTACAGAGATTGGCAATTTTAGATTTGCATTCGAGAATAGTTATTGCTTTCTTTATTTCTCTGCATTTATTTAATCTTGCATTGAATACTAACCTTTCAAAATTATTTATCAGCTTATTTTGAGGTTCTGAGCAGCGCAGCTTATATAGTTTAAACAACCCAGTTCTTTGATAGTCATATCCATACTTTGACAAAAAGGCCATCAGGATAAAATGGAAACAGTTAATTAAATGCCATTTATTGCAAGATTTGTCACTCATTATGGTGGATATGTACTTGCAAACCTGTGTATAGTCTAATTCAGACTCTGATTTAGATTTGAATTCTGAATAAGTAATAACTCCTGTAGGTGTAATCATTTTTTCCACAATACTAATAAGGTCATCCTTGAAAAAATGGTCTACAGCATGCTCATTATCATAACCAGTCCCACTCAACATCGAAGCATCGCAAAATATATTTTGCATGGTTTTAATATACTTCACAAAATAAATATCGTTCTTTTCTGAAAGTGTTACATCTAAATATATCAACTCTCTTTCGAACTTTATACACCAAGCATAAAATGCTAAAAATCGATAACAAAAAGTTTGTAGGTAATATTTATCACCAATTGATTCATTATTTTTGTAATTATGCCATCCTTTAGTGCAATTTCCTGAAAAATTCCACAACCTATGATTCAATGACTCAGCTGAATCGAGTAAAGGCATTTTATATTTTGATATCGCCTCTTTGATTTTCTTCTTTTGTTCGTAGCTATGTTCAACTTTGATTTTGTAAACAATGAAATATTTATTCCATAAAGGTGTGCATACACCTTTTATAAAAAATAATAAAACCGTAACTAATGCAGATACTAGTGCCGCCATAACAGCAGGAGCTGAAGTTATTTCAGACAT